GCACCAGCGGCCAGCAACAAAAGGCCGATCACTCGCCAGGGGATTGGCATAGCACCGCCCTCGCCCGTGCCCAGATATCCAGACGATCCTGCAAACCGTTCAACCCGCCGTTGATGCGACGGGTAATGGTGTTGAACTCGTCGCGGTCGGCCAGTGCGTTCAAACCTTTCTGCTCCCAGAACCATGCCGCGGATTCGGCAGCCCATTGCGGCTGTTCGAGCAATTCGGGCAGAGACAGCAGCCGCTCATCGCCGAACAGGCCAAGGCTGCACTGTCGGTAATTCGAACGGCCGGTAATCTGGATCAACCCGCGCCCCCGGTATTTTTGCCCGTCACCGTCAGCCTCCGGCGTGTTGCCCAGACGCAAGGCCAACGTACCCGTGTCGTACTTGCTCAGGTATTGGTTGTTGCCCAACTCGCGCACGTAGCGCAATTGGCCCGACTCGTGGCCAACTTGCGCAAGGAACGCCGCGACGCGTTTAGGCGAATCAATATGGCGGCGAGCCATGGCGCTGTTGAGTGCAGAAACAAAAACGCCCGCTCGGGCGCGGGCGTTGGGCATGATGGATAAAAGGTTGTTTTCGGTTATTTGCATAATACGTAATCCTCCCTGGATGCTCCGATTGAATCATGGCTGGCGGTCATTACCTGCCAGCCACTTTTTTGCCAGAGTTGTCAGGGCGTCTGGACGGTCGATAGCTCCCGGCGCAGGCCGTCAGTACTTGATGACATACAACAGAGCGGTGTTCATTGGTCGAGCCTCATTACCACCCGACGCCGCAACCGACATCGTATGGGTATGTTGCCCGGCAGCGTCCACGCCGACGTTGTGCGCATGGTTGCCATCCGCCACGATGCCGTGGCTGTGAGCCGGTGCGTTTGTTGTAAAGTTGCGATTGATAAAGGGCGCCGAACTGGAGCCCATGATCGAACCTGCGGTGTTGCCGCCGTTAATCTGGCCCTGCCCACCCATGACTGTGTCGATATTGAACGCACCACCGCTCACGACGGCCCCACCGTGTGCGTGCAAACCGGCGGCGTCAGTACGCGCCGTATGGGCATGATTGCCCGCTGCGGCGGCGGATACATCGTGAGTGTGCGAGGCGTTTTGCCCCGCCTGCTTGCTCCCGAGTACGCGACCCGGGTCGACACCACGCCCCTCGTCCAGACCGCGGACGAATTCACCCCGCAGATCCGGAAGGTTGAAGGTGTTGGCGCCGTCGCCCGCGCCAAACCGCGTACCGATGGCGGCAAACAGATTGGCGTATTGCGTCCTCAGCACCGGCTGACCATTGCACTTGAGCCAGCCACTGGGTGCATCGACGGTTGCAACGGTTTTCACATCACCGACATCGGCACCCAGCTGTCTCGCCACTCCCGTGCTCGCGATCAGAATCCAAGCGCCACTGCCCAAGGAGCTGTTCCATTGCACCCAGGCATCCCCGGTCGCAACGATTTCGCCGGAGCGCAGCGGCGTGTGGTCAATGTTGACCAGGGGCTTGGCTACTGAACCTGCGACGGAGAAGGTACTGGCTCCGGTGTTGGTGTTCAGCGCCTTGAAACGCAAGACCATGCCATCGACCAGCGCGGTCGGCGCCGGCGAGTAGGTCGCAGCGTACGCATTGGCAGTGCCGGTATCGAGAGCGAAGTCGATGAGACCGGCCTGATTGATTTTACGTACGGCGGTCAACAACTGCCCGACATTGGCTTCGTCGGGAACCAGCGCGCCGCCCTTGATCACGCCGAGTATTTCTTCAGTAACGGAGTTGCCCCACACCGCCGGGATCAGCGATCCCGGTGTCCCGGCAATGGGGTTTTCATCGACAAACTTGCCATTGACCAGACCTGCGCTGGGTACACTTTTCGGGTAATCCATTTGCTTTTATTCCTTAGTCGAAATTGATGTACACCTGGGTATGAGCCGGTGCACTGCGGTGAATGAGGCATTCCAGGGCCGAGCCCGGATTCATGCCGAAGCGTTCGCCCCAATAACTGGCGCCAAAGCGACGTCCGGTGGCCAGACGTCCGCCAGTGTTGAGGACCCACATGAACTGCGCCTTCCAGGTGCCAAAACGGGCGAGACCAAACCGCGAACGGCCCATGCGCGGGACGCGCAGTTCGGTGACAGTGGCGTCCGCATAACCCTGGCTGCGGGCGACTTCAACGAAGTACGCGGCGTTCTGATTACCGACTGCCAGCAACCGTCGGCGGACGGCCAGACGCCGATCGTCATACAGCGGCGTCGCGCCCAGACACGGATCTGGCAGGTTCATCACCTGTTCCCAGTCCGGCACCAGTTCGCTGACGCCCGCCGGATCCATTTCATTGAGCAGATCAACGGCACGTGCATCCAGACGCGCCAGCTCCGCAGCGATGCCTTCGAGCACTTGATTGAGTTCAGGCAGGCGTTCCAGCTCCCAGGCCGGGCCGCTGGGCAGGAGGCTGCGCAATTGGTTGCGGTACTGCGGGACGCCTCTCAAGACAGCCATTCGATACCCCCAAAAGTCAGCAACTGATTCGCGGCGGCCGTGACGTCGGCCGAAGGTGTATCGAGCCGGTGATCGGTCTCACCGGTGGCGCTGCTGATCGCTTCGCTGATATGGCTGAGCAACAGGGTCTCCCCAAGGCCGGCCTCACGGTTGTGCAGATCACGCAGTTGGCTTTCGATCGCTGCGCGCACGGCGCTGGTGTCGGGAGTGATCCGCAGTTTGTAATTGACCAGCACCTGCACCGGCGCCAATACCCTCACGTCGGCAGTCACCGGGCGCAATGGCTCGATGTAGGCCAGAACATCGGCCAGTTGCTGCTCATTGGGGATCGGCTGCAGATCGTCGTCACGCATGACGAATACACCAACGGTGCCGGGCCCGAGAAAGTTGCCCCGACACCAGGCGCGGGTGATGCCGGGGCATTCCAGCGCCCAGGTTTCATAATCCTGCGCCGAACCACCGTGAGGAATGAGACGGTAGGAGCGAATCACCCGCGAGCGCAGCGACTCCAGACTTTCCTCGGCGACACCGCCCGTGAGCCCCGGCGCCAGGACCACAAAAGTATTGCTGAGGATGCCGGCGATCGGCTGCACCAGGCTGAGCGTCAGACCGGTATCGGCATTACCCAGGCTGCCGGCCTCCAGTGCAGCGACGGTCGTGGTGTTGATGCCATTGCGCGCGGTGCGGGCAGCCGTGACCTTGTAGGTTCGCCCGTCAGTCGATTGCAATAGCGTATCGACATCCAGCACGGCTCCGAGGGTGGCCGTGAACCTGACACTGCCTTTGGCTGCCTGGGCAGGTTTGCGCGGCTGATTAAGACGCAGTGCGGCGATACGCTCCAGGGTCGAATCGTCGGCCTTGTCGGGCAGGATCTGCTGGGCAATCCAGTCGAGATAGCCATACAGACCGTACACCGCGCCACCGAGAGTACGGGCCAGCACTTGCGCATCGGACTGGCGCAGCGCATCGCTGGCCAGGTCGCTTTGGGTGCGCTTGATCAGCACCGGCAGCGAAGGGATTTCAAACGGCATAGATCACCTGCCAACTGTTTTCGGGATTGATGTCCAGGCGTTCGCCGTCGGCCAGGGTCAAGACCGTGCGCAGGTTCAGACGCTGAGCGTCAAGGCGATCGCTGATGATGTCGATGGCGCTGCAGTGGCCGTCGTCGATCAGCCACTGCAGGGCTTCGCGGGCGTAGAACTCGGCGTCCATCTGGGTCTGCCGGGTCAGCTTGACCCGCCGCAACAGCCATAGCCGCGAGCCGATGCGGTCGTCGGCGACGGTGGGAAAAGTGTCGCCCCACCAGCCATAACGCTCCTCGTCGTCGAGGGCGTCGTCATCGGCGGCGCGGCGCCAGGTGAACAGGCTGATGAGCACAGCGCGGGTCAGCGCGGCGTGGAGGTTTTGACTGATCAGCATCATTTACCTCCCACCGGCGCGCCGGTCTGACCGCTGCCCGGTTGCACGCCGACGTGCGCGTGGTTGAGCTGGCTGACGGCACCGGCAATTTGATCGCCGGTGGAAACGATCTTGCCGGTCTGATTGAGCACCGGCGTGTCGAAGTTCACTGCCGTACTGGCGCGGATGTTCAGCGTGGACGTCTCGATGTCGATGATTCGCCCGCGCTTGAAATGAATCTTGTCGCCCTCGTCGGTGTAGATCGCCACTTCGCCGTTGGTCAGCGATTGCAGGCGATAACGGCGGTCGGCGATCACCAGAGCGATAGCGTGGGAACGGTCACCGCCGAGGAAGGTGACGACCCCCTCAGCACCCGCCAGCGGGCGACTGGTGAAGCCGTAAGGCTCGAAGTGCTCGATGTCGTCGTTCAGTTCACCGGCGGTGAGGCGCATTTGCAGCGATTGCAGCTTGGATGCCGAGTTGGCGAGCACGACGGTGCCGCGCGCCAAGAGGCGTGTCAGTAGGCTCATGAATTGTCCTCAAGACTTTGCCAACACAAAACCTGTCAGGTGATGCCAGTCAGGTTCGGTGTCAGGTCTAGGTTTTTTTCGGCGGCGTCGGATTGGCGTCGAAGGTGTGCGGCGGTGCTACTTGCAATGTGGTCACCGAACCTTGCGTCGACAGCGAATAGGTCACTTTGGAAATCAGCATGTCGTCATCAAACCCCAGCACCGGATCCTTGACCCGGACCAGGGTGTTGTGACGCCACAAATCCCCATTGGACTGGCGCCAGCCCTGCACCTGATAAGTGGTGGTCTGTGCCCGCCCGACACGCGTCGAGCTTTCCCACATCGCGCGTTGCAACGACAGGTCGGGACTGATCTGCAGGCCTTCGTTGATGACCGTGACGCGTCGGCGCTTGTAACCCAGATCAGTGGCAACCGATTCAATCTCGCTGACGGCTGCACCGCTTTTTTGATCGTTGCCTTTTTGCTGGCCGATCACCCGGTATTCGGAAAACACCTGGCTGTAATCCATCGACGCGTTAGCCGAAAGAATGTTCTTGCCCAGTTCCAGCACATCACTGGCCCGGCCACTGCTGCCGGGGCTGGCCAACAACAGCCGGCCTTGTGCGTCATCGGTAGAAAACACCCGAAACAACGAGAGCAATCGGTCGATGGATTGAAACACCGTCTCACCCGGCACGATGGTGTAACTGCCCAGTCGCGCAGTTTCCGCTATCTCGCTGACCACCTTGACCTTGTAGGACGACGCCAGCGCTTCGACGATGCTCAGCATCGGCTGATCTTTCCATTGGTTCGGGCGATTGATCGCGGCGCAATCCACCAGATCCTGGGTACAGGAACTGCCTTCGATGCTCAGACTGATCTGCCGCCCGTCATAGCGGATCGGCGCCTTGAACACATACCCGGTCAACACCAGATCCTTGCCGATCCGCACCTCGCAGGCATCGCCTGCGGCGATGCGCTGATCCACCGTCTGTCCCGGCCATTGCCAGGTGATATCGAGTTTGAAAGTGCGGAACTGGCGCTCCAGATCCGCGGTGATTTCAACACTTTTCCAACCGCCGTATTCCATATCGCCAACGGTCAGCGTGACGCGATTATCCATCTCGCTCATGAATCACTCCCTGGAGACTTTCACGTCATTGGGCGACATGAACCCGGGATGGGCAGCCGCGTTGCGTTGGCTCACTTCGTCGACTCGCGTGGCATCGGTGAACTGCTTGTAGGCCACCACCAGCGCCGGCAAGCTTTCCTGGAAAGACTTGCTGACCAGCCGCACGCCCGACGAAGCCACGGCCTTGAGGTGCGCATTCAAGGCATCCTTCAGATCGTTGATCGCCTGAAAATGCACCGGACCAGCCTTGTCCAGCATCGGATTGACGGCCACCGCCACCGCATCCCGCAACGCCTGCATGTCGTCGGTGACCGGCACTTCCTGGCGAGTGACTGGCTGGTGCACCTGCTGCCCCACCGACGGTGTCGATTGCAGCTTCACCGGGGTTGTTGCCACGGGCATCGATGCGACCCATTGCGCGACTTTGACCAGCATCGTGTCCTGCACCAGATCGGCCATGGCCTGCGCCGCCGCACTGGTGTCTTTACCGGTGGTGAGCTTCGGCGCATCAGCCTTGCGGATCGCTTCGAGCTGTTGCGACACGTCGGTAATCACACCACGGTAGCCTTCCTTCGCGAACGCCTTGAGCTCCTTGATATCGCCGAGCAAACCCTTGAACTCAGCGGCCACTTCCCTGGGCAATTCCTTGACCGCTTTGACCAGCTCGGTGATTTCTTTGTACTGCTCGATCAGCGGCTTGAGCTGTTCCTTGATCACCTCATAAACGCCGGTGAGGCTGTTGCGCAGATTGGCAATGCCGATCCGCGCAGCCTTGATCAGCGTCATCGCCTGCTCGAAGCGCGCAACGGCCGAGCCCAGTAGCGTATCGGCCTTGGCCAGCAGCACCTTTTGAGTGCTGACGGTGGCCGTCGGAAACGGTACCGGTTGGTCGGGATAGAACTTCAGTGCAAAGGTCACCAACCCGCCGTCCTGGCGGGTATGGGTCATGTCGCATTCACCGACCCTGACTTGCAGGCGTCCCAGCCATGGGTGCACCAACTCGCCACTGCCCGCCTCCAGCGCCTTGAGCAGCTTGTCGCGCTGCTCCAGGCAATCGGCACCGATGATGAATGCCGTGATGTCGTGAGTCTTGGCCTGTTGGCCGAGGTCTTCGAAAAACGGCAGGTCGCGTTGCGGATATTCATGCAACTGACCCTTGCGACCGACCGGGGTTTTCGCTTGATCGATCCAGAAGCCGACACCGCGAAAGGATGCCGGCAACAAACGGTCACGCCAGTTCATTGGAACCTCCCATCGACAGCGAGCGATAGCCGATGCGCGAAGACAGCGCCAGGCCCGGTTGATTGGTTTGCGGTTGATCGGTACGCAGCCCCGCCGGCGCGTTTTCGAAGCGCACGGTCAGGCCACCTTCGAGTTGCGTACGGTTGTTGAGTGCGCTTTGCTGGATCAGCGCGCTGGACGTCTGCGTCAGCGAACTGGAGGATTGCGTCAGTGAGCTCGAGGATTGCGTCAGTGTCCCCGCCGGCAACGGGGTTTTGGACGTAACGTCCGTGCTGGAGCCGAGGAATTGCGGCGCCCATTCACCTTTGCCTTCGGCATTGGTTTTTTCCTGTGAGCGGGTGAGCACGTCGACCTTGGCCGATGCTTCGGCCGCGAGTTTCCCCAGGCCTCCGTTGAAAAAATCCCTGATCGGCGCCAGCACTTCGTAAAACGTGTCGCTCCACTTTTTAATCCAGGCGGTCAGAGGGTCCCAGGCCTGAATGAACATCTCCAGAGGCGACCAGCCCAATTGCTCGCGGATAACGGCATACAGCGCAAGGATCGGCAGTTTGATGTAATCCACAAGGTCGCGAAAAAAAGCCGCTACCGGCACCGAGACCGCCCTGAGCAAATCCCATATCGATGCAAACAGACCCACCAGCGGCTGCCAGTTCTTCAGAATCAGCGCCTGCGGTGAATACGCAAACAACGTCGCATAGAAGTCGATGACCGGCGCCGCTAGCGCTTTGAGTACGTCCCACAGCGCCGCGAAGAAACCACTGACCGGCCCCCAGTTGTTGATCAGCATCCCCATCGGAGTGAAGCCGAACAGCGTCCGGAAAAAGCCAGCCATCGGGATCACCACCGGAGCAATCTGTTGCCACAGCCGGGCAAAAAACGCTGAGATCGGCTTCCAGTTGGCGACGATCAAACCTGCCGCCAATGCAACCCCGGCGGCAAAAAGGCCGATAGGCGAAGCGAGCAGCGTGAGCACAGCACTGAAACCCGCAGCCGCCGTCGTCACGACGGTGAACGCTACCGCTGCCGCCGCCAGCCCTTCGACCAGTTGCGGATGATCGGCGACAAATTCACCGACCGAGGTCATGACCGGCACCAGCGCCGTCACCAAGCCATTGACTGCCGGCAACAACGCCTGACCGATCTTCAACGAAATGTCATCGAGCGAAACGTTGAACTTCGCAAGGTTGGTGGACGTTTCGCCCTTCACCACGGCGGGCACCTGCGCCGTCGCAGGTGCCCCCAGTGGCGCGGGAATCAGGGCGTCCTTGCCCAGCGTCGGGGTTTTAAGATTTTTACTTTTGCTCGCCAGTTCGTCCTCGGCCTTGATCGCCTTTTTCAAGCCCTCCTGAAACGGCTTGAGCAAGCCACCGCCCGAGATAAACCCAGACAGATCAAGCGGCTTGATCCCAGTGCTTTCCAGGCTTTTCTTGAACGCCGCGACTTTGCCCCGGACGCCCTTCATCTCGGTCTCCATTTTCTGCAGACCTTGCATGACCACGAGCATGTTGACCGTGGTCTGAACGTTTTGCTGGATCGCGTTTATCTGTGTAATAGCCATCACTGCACCTGCTGCATCGCATTGATCCGTTGCGCGTGCTCCAGCGATTCGCGGAGCACATCCAGTGGCCTGGCCATCATCTGTTCGGGGTCAACCTTCCAGAACCAGGCCAGGTCATAGGCGACAGCGATCAGGTCGGCGATGGCTGCGATGCCGCACTCATGAAAAAA